TTCTTTCTCGAATACGTCAGACTCTGATCTGGCGTAGTTGTATATGACTTTCTCAACATCAAATAGTCGGGTATCTCCACCCTTCGCCCTAAAGGCGTTTTTGATAATTGGTAAGTAGGCTTCGTCGTATGGAGTCTGTTGCGTTCCAGTTACGGATACAGAGCCACTACCATTATAAGAATAAACTTGGTCTAGGTCGTTTGCAGACAGCCCTGACTTGGCAATCGCACCAACACCTATGTAATTTCCTCTAGATATAGATTCTTCTGCTGTCCCAGATGGGATGAAGATGACAGCACCCGCTGCTCCGAGATCTGGTATGACGACTCTTTCGAGACCGTTACCAAATTCATGAACAGTACCAGTACCAACCCAAGGTACTGCTGCAGATACTAGTGCAGAATCATTAACATCGAATAGGACTGTATTTGCGTTCTCTGGAATCCACTGAGTTCTTGATCTACCAAACTCGTCTCTTCCATCTACTACATTGATTGGACCAAACGGTAATACATCTGCTGTAGCGGTGATGAGTCCGTGGTCATTTATAAAGAAAAAATTCTCGTCTCTTTCGGGTTCTACATGTTGATTTATATCGCCATAGTCAATATTCTCCACTGATCCAACGGTGATATCACCCGCTTGGAATGTAGTGAATTGATCTATCTTCGTATTGTCGTAGACAAATACTGTCAAAGGTTTCCCCCGAAATAAAAAGACCCTGCCTTAATTATAAAGCAGAGTCCACATATTGATATTTAGTGTTTCTATTAGTCGAGTGCGACGTTTAGAGTAATCTTAATTTGGTCTCCGTTGTTTTGGATGTTGTAAGGACCGTTTGTGAATCTCTCAGCGTACATGATTGAACTGTAGAGAGTCGCAGTGTTTAATCCCAACACACCGTTAGATGTAGCACTCATAGATGGAGTTGTTACAAACTCATCTGCGTTTGGTACATTGAATACAGTGTAAACATTAGACTCAAGAGTTGTGTTACCAGTACCAGCGTTAACGTAGAGGATGTCACCCGCTCTAAGTCCGTGGTTGGCGAACGTAATCTTACCGAAACTGAATGTGACGGATGGGTCAGTAGCAACCTGAATGTTATCAACCAAAGGTTTGTCTAGGTAGACCGTTCTGTAAGCTCTGTCAATACCGATAATCTTAGTACCAGTTGCGACACCAGAGTTACCAGCAACGAACTGTCCAAGTGTTAAGTCGTCAATACTAACTTGTGGGTCGATTGTAAGGTAAGAGTTACCAACAACACCGATAGTTGGGTCTGTGTTGTTACCCTTAGTAACAGTAGTTCCAATACCGACACCAGCACCATGAACAACACCCTGTACTGCGACAGGCATGTTATTTGCTCTAGTAACGTAGTAACCGTAGATGTTACCAGCAGGTCCAGTGAAAGTAAATGTCTGTTCTGGGTATGTAGCAGTTGTACCACTACCAACGTTCTTGATCACCCACCTAGATCCATTTAACAGGATACCATACTGCTGGTTATAATCCTGATCTCCTCTGTTGTTTACACAGACTGGATAACCAGTATTTGCAGTAGTACCGTAACCGTTAACGTTTCCGTCAATGTAGGGTTCAAAGTACGAAGTTGCAGAAGGAACATCGCCCTCAGCAGGGGTCGTGTTACTTGTAAAAAGTTTTAATACAAGATTTCGGGGTGATGTATCTTCTAAATCTGCGACAAAGTTATTCTGAGCAATCAGATAACGCAGCGACTCAATTTCACCAATATTAGGAACGAGTAATGCCATTGAAAAACTACCTCTAGGGTCTTAGAACGTTAAGAACTATACTTATTTATAATTTTAATTTTAGAGAGATTAGTAACCTTCTAATATTGTTCACGCTTACTACAGTGAAACGGAGAATATCCCCTGCTCCAATAGTAGTCGTCCAACTATTTAGGACATCATCAAAGTATTTATCCGAATTGGTTAATTGCACTCTCGAACCACCAGTAATACTGGTAAAATTCGGATAATCTGCGAAAGTACATTTTTCTATTTCAAGAACAATATCACCAGTCTGATCGGATAAAACTCTGATATTTTCAATAAGTCCAGTGACATCTATTGTGATTTTACCTTTGTCACCAGGCTGCATTGGAAGACTGCCGCTATCGATAACATAGTTTACGGTTCGTGTTAAATCAGCAGCTGCCGCAAGAGCGATGATTACTACATCATCATTTGATGCTGGAGGAGTTGTAAATACAACCTGATCTCCAGAAATATTATAATCATTTGCTGGATCTAGGAAAAGACCATTTTTAGTCACAATAAGTTGTTGATTATTGTTAGGACTATATGGAGCTCCTTGATCAGTTAGGTTGAATGTGGTTTCAGTACCATCTTGTACTGGTGTTTTACCAATAATGATGTTACCATATTGGATCGACTTTGAGGGAACCTCATAGTCTACACCGACATTATAATTGCCAGGATCGTTGAGAGTGACTAAGTAATCTGCCATTATCGTGTTACGCCTGGAATTACAAGAAGGTTTCCTTGTATTGGTCTAGTCTTATACGCATTGGGCGATTCTAAAACAAGATCATATACATATCTCCCTCCTTCTATTACCGAAGTAATAGTAGATGCCATTGCAACTTTGATCTGTCCATTGACCCTATTGGGAAAAGTTACCACAAAAGGAGTGGACTTGGATGCCTCAGGGTGCTTTCTTAGTTGAGCTGATCCAGTATATCCTGTTAGATTTAAAGAGGAAGCATTTTCATTTTTGATAGTAAATGTTGCTTCAAAATCTACACCTTGATCTAAAACTAAGTTGATGTTCCTTGCTGTCATCTGTCAAAGGGAGGTTTTAGTTATTTATCTAATTTACTTAAAATTAGTTTCATCATATCCTTAAGTTCATCAACATCATCCTTTAGTTTATCCATTTGCGCTGCTTCTTCTAATTTTCTCTCTTTTAATTTGAGGTAGTTATCATATGCAGCATCATTACAATTAATAATTGCACCACTATCTTCATCTCGATAAAGAGAATTACTATCTTTCACTTTTACTTTATTCATTAGATAGATGCAATAGTTCTTAGATCACGAATCTTGGGAACATAAGCAAAGTTAGTTCCTGACATGATAATTTTAATTTGGAATCCATTGAACTGTGGAAGATTCTTCACATTGAATTCATACTCTTTGTAGTCATCTTCTGACTGAGATGCAAGGATTCTTCTATCAGGTTCACCGTTATTTTTTGCCTGATCTATCACATTTCCATTGGAATCTAAGTTTTTATAGCCTGGGAATAGTTCAAACAACTGATACTGAGGTGGAGCATCGATTCTGAATATTCTGTATAGAACTCTGATATCATTAGTAGAATGTCTGTACGCATCAAACATAACCTTCAATCCATCAGCAGACTTCTCCAGATTCACAACCTTAGATAAGTAAACTGCGGCACTAGGATCATTATCAATAGAGTTGACTCTTCTGTCAGTTGCATAATTATCAACCTTAGAGTTGAGTCTATCCATAATTGTGATCATGTTAACTCTATCTAAGTCAATCATAGGACTGACTTTAGGATCGTCTGTACTTAGATTTGCTTGTAATGTAAATGACTTTCTGCCTGGGAAGTCAGCAAGTTTTGCAAGTTCGTTATTCTTAGATGCAACAATTCTTGGAGTAGATAATACGTTATTACTCTGTAGTGAAACAGACTCGTAACCTTGATCCACAAATGATTTTAAGTTACCATCGGGACTATTTCCAGAGAATGTTCGGATTTTAGCATTGATGTCAGTTCCCTCTGGTAAGAGAGTTGCAACATTAGGTCTGACAATATTGAACGCAATGTTCTGTGTTGCCATAGGTCCATATGAGTTACTGACCTGTACATACTGTTGATCGTAACTACCACCAGATTTATTCTCACTAAAGAATAGTTCTGGGAATCCGCTTGCATTTCCAGTTGCTCTATCCACACCTCTACTTGAGACACCAACCTTAATCCAGTAATGATCAACGTCAATAGGATACTTGGTATTGTCAGTAGGAATGAAACTATGAGCTGTGTTGATTCTTCTAAGAGAAACACCATTCAATTCATACTTGTAAATCTTATCATTGATGTTGTAATCACCAGCCTTACTATCATCAATAGATCTAGTGATGTTATTAAGAGTTGAACTTGTAGTTGTTACACCAGTGTATTTGATAATTTCATTTCCAACCTTGACATAGCCTGGGTTAGAACTATTGACTTCAATGTTCTCAAATGACGTGAAGATTCCAACAGCAGTGACAGTCATGTCTTCTGTACTTGAAGAATTAACTGTAGATGTTAACTTCTCTGGTTTTACATCTGCTTCAACACCACTCAAGATTACATTGTCTTCTTGTGAGTACATACCATGATTGGAATGTCTAACACGGAAGTGTAATCCATCAGTTATATTTTGTAAGTATTGAATAGAACCACCATTTACAACACTGGTTCCACTGCCACCAACATATACGATAGCAGATGATGAGTCAACTTTAGGTACACCTTGAATATTATCAAGAACTAAAGTATTAAACGCACTGATTACACCAACGTTATTTGGAATTGTTAATCTTAAGTCTTTTCCGAATCCACCAGTATTTGTGGCAGACACAGTAAGAACATCACCAGAAGAGTATCCTGTTCCACCAATGGAAACCGTTGCAGCAACAGCAACTCTGTTATCGACTGTCAAGTTGACAGTTGCACCAGTTCCTTTACCAAATTGTGAAATGAGAGGCACATTAGAATAAACAGTAGATGTAGCAGAGAATCCACTACCACCATTTGTAATTGCTAGAGCACTACCAACACCGATTGCACCAAGAACTTTGTTTAGATTTGCACTAAAGTTTGGATTTGACTGTTGGTAAATTGTAGTTCCTTCTGTCAATCCAGCCTGTTCGGCAGCAGTTAAACTCTTACCTAAACCAACCACTGCATTATATGAAAGCATATCAATAGGGTTGTTAGCAAGAGAAACAATCTGTCTGTTTCCTACTTCAAGATCTGGATTATAGAAGTTGACTCTACCAGATGTTGATGTGAAGTTAGCTCTGTAAAGATTGAACTTAAGGTCTTCTAACTGACTAGGATCCCATGTAGCACCGTTCTGCGATTTAAACAGTGAACCAAGTAGAGGTTGTTGAGAAACGATAATTTTTTCAGAGTCAGCAGCATTGAGAGTAGTTATATCTTCCTCACCCATCCTAGAGATGAATACAAAATATTCATTAGATGCAGATAGAAGAACAATAGCAAACTCTCCTCCACCCTCAACATATACAGGAGCAGGGAAGGTAAATGTTGTTGCTTTAGATCCATCCTCAGAGAGAACAACTTCATCAGGATCAAGAATACACTCACCGAATGGTAAGATCTCTTGAGTAGGCAAACCAGTCTGTAATGTTCTTACTTGTAAGGTAACAGGTAGTTGGTTTGTATCTTTTGCTCGGAAGTAAACGTCACATTTAGTAAGGAATACACCGTTAACATCAGGAACTTCAAACGATTGTGCAAGAGGGTCAACCCATCTAGTCTGAGATGTAGACCTGTTAGCAAAAGTGTTGTCAACGACAAGTCTACTACTTGAATCACTAAGAGTTCTATCCTGAGATTGTGGGATTCTTTGTACATCTGCATTTCTCATTCTGAGAGTAGATGCCTCTACAGTTTGAAGTGTACCAGATGATGTGAAGTTCGCTTCACCAGAACTATCTGTGAATCCAGAGATAGTGGAGTTAGTAGGACTTGAAGATAATGTAAATGTCTTTGTACCAGTATTAAATGAAGGCGCAGAGGGAACTGTAGGATCAGGTAAGAACAATGATCCAAGTAATGCTCCTGCCTTATCTGTAATAAGTCTAATATTAGTTACAGTTGCAATAGCACCACTAGATTGTCCAATCAACTTCATACCAGTAGTGATGTATCCATAGAAACCAGACGCAGCTTGAAGTTCTAAGGATGCAGTATCAACGTTTAATAATGTTGTGGTAGAAGAGTATGTAGATGAAATACTAGAAGCAGGGTCATATGGATTCTGTTTATAAACCTGATCAGGATTATTGTAAGGACCATATTTGTGGTTCTGATTTGCAAGTCTAAACCTAATTGCATCATTGTTAGTATTAGGACGACTTCCCTCGATAACTTCACCAGCACCAAATGTACCACTCACCATTGTGATCTCAACGAGTTTAGGTACAACATACTTCGACATGTCAATACTATCGAAGAATGGATATAATCTTGTATTTGGCTTAAGTCTTCTACAGATGAACTCAATGTTTCTGGATCGCATTGTAGCAATCACTTCTGTGTTTACAACCTTGTCACCAAGACTTGTAGTATCAAATCTTTCACCAACACGGAACTGAATACCCTGTCTTGTTTGATTTGTAGTAGTTGTAGTTGTCTGCTCTCTGAAGTTTGTAGTTCTATCTCTAAAGTTTGTAGTTGTAGTGATAGGAATACCACGACCTCTTCTAAACCTACCTCTTCTTCTGCTTCGGCCAGTTCTCCTAGTTCTAGTTTCACTGAACAGAGAAGGTCCTGTTGATGAACTTGATCCTGTCCAAGTTGTTTCCCATGAACCCCAATCAACAGGTGACAGTCCAGTATTACTATCCGCACCAGTGATTCCCATTGTAGAATTGAAACTACCTTCAATATCGTAAGTAGCAGCAGTTCTTCTAGTTTCAATCCATGTATCAGTGCCTGGATTTAATTCAACTTGACCAATCCAGTTAACAACAGCAAATGGGTTTACATTCTCGATACGAGTTGCAAAGTTGTTCTCCAAGTAAACTGTGTCACTGTAATTTAAACATACAACGTCACCGATTCTCTTGACGTTTGAATCACCAAGATCTTGAACATATCTGTAGTCAGCAGTAGGATTAGAAGATGTTGCAGCACCAACAATCGCCTCTGAACCAAGTAATAGGTCAATAGATGTTGTGTAGTGTTGAGGTCTTAATCTTCCATCTGCCGCATCAACAGATGCCTTGTATGCTGAGTTAGTTACATCACCACCAGTTACTGATTTAAAGTTATCAACAAAGAATCCTGACTTGAATCTATCAAGATTTGTTTGTGGATCACGAAGAGACATGTTTGTAGTCTCAACTTCAAGGAGTGAAAGTGAAGTATAGTACTCAATATTTTTGATTCTGTTCTCAATACTTGCGATATCCTTCATTCGGAATCGCTTGTGTCTAGCAATAGTGATTTGTGCTTCTGCTGGATCGTAAAGATATGGAGGAAGTTCAATAGTTGCAACTTCTAAAGCATTATCAATGGTGTTTGGAAGTTTTGGTAACTCGGATGGAACACCTTGAGACAGGGTGAAGATACCCTCTCTACTTAAGAATAACTTATCAATTCTTCCAAGATAATATTCATAAGATAAATTAAATGATTTATCTTTGGCAAGAACATGAGAAGAAGATGAAGTGCCTGGAGTAAACTGTCTAGCGTCAAACTCCCAAGGAGCCTTACCAGCAACAGTAGATACAACTCTAGGTCTTAAATCAATAATATCAGAAGTTGGAATTGTTCCTACAAAAGGTAGTGCTCCTTTATAATACTTTCTCTCGTAAGAGTTTACAGTTACAAAGTCGCCTGGATCTGAAGCATCAATAACAAAGTTGTTATAGACGATAGTAATTCTTCTAGTAGGTGCTTCCGTACCAGATTTCTTTACAAGTGCAGAGAAGTCAACATAGTCTAATCTTTGGCCTGGATCGAACTCATAATTATTCTTGATGTCTCTGTCGCCTGGAATAAAGGTCTGAACTACACCAGAAACTTTAGTTTCTTCAAATACGATCTCTTCACCAATCTCAAAAGCATTTTCGTTTTGAGATACAAAACTTACTTCATTAGATCCATTAGTTGCAACAAATACGGCAGATGCACCAGATGTCTTACCAACAAGAGTCTCACCAACTACAGCATTAAGAATATTAGAGTTTAGATTAGTAAGTTGTAAGATTGGGAACTGAGGATCAGCAGCTGATGAAGATTCTAATACAGCAAGAACTTCTGCAACATCACAAACTCCAAGAGAAATTCTTTCATCTTGAACTCTATTACCAAATGTTGTGTCATAAGTAAGACCATCATTTAACTTCATTAATCCAGTGCCTGACTGGGTTTTTGCGGACTTGTTTAAAGTATATGTTGTTGCTCTCTTGAATATCTTTGATTTTGGTTTGACATTTACTTTCTTCCAAGTCACGGTCAATACAGCAGCACCAGAAGCAGTGTCCAAACCAGATAAAGTAACTGTTCTACCACTAACTGTTAGTTTCTGATCAGTTAAAGATTCAACTTTACCAGTTGTTTTAAATGTGAGGTTGTAGTCTTCTTCATCGAATGGTTCGAGAGTCAAATCAGCATCAGTTTCTAGAGTTCCACTGAAAGCATTACTTGAAACTGTAATGTTGTAGGATTTCTTGAATATAATGTCTGCACCATTCAATTCAACAGATGCAACATTAGCTTTAGTTAATTCACTAAACAAGAATGCTTTCGAGTTGTTTTGAACTTCTAAAGTGACCTTGAATAGATCATTTGCAGATACAACTGACGTAGGTAATGCACCAGAACATACGTTCTCAACATCTGTAGTCTCTTCAAGACTGATAGCAACAGCAGTTGTAGCAGTAACTCTGTTGAATGTAGGAACGGAGTTGCCTGAAATACTATACTGAATAATATCTCCAGTCTTAATACCAGAGTTTGCAAAACTGGCACTAGGAGATGTGATTGTAGATGCTCCACCAACCTTTGCACTCACAGTAAACTGAGTTGCAACAGGAGCAATCAAATGACCCAATCCCAAAACAGGATCAGCTGTGAATGGATAGTTTGTAGGATCGTTACTAACAATTTGTTTGATATCCTCTACACCATAGTCTTCTACTTCGGTAACACTTCTATTTGCAGTAAAACCATTGAAGAATAATTCTTCACCAACTTGGAATTGTCCGTTTACTTGATATAAAGTTAATTGTGTTGAATTACTTGAAGAAGTATATGCGTATCCTATAGCGTTACTATTTTGACCAGTAACATAGGTTGGACATTGTACTGTTGTCCCAGTATTTAATTGTAGGTATGTGAATGTCTGAATGTCATATAGGGATGTCTCAAACACCGTAGAAGAGTCGGCATATCCAACATTCTTCAACTTCATGTCATAGACTCTAGCAACACCTATCTGTTCGCCATTTGATGTACCAACAGTAGAAGTTCTTTCATTGAATAGTTTTACATAAGAACTTGTGCTGATACCAATTAGAGGAGAACCATGAACATTGTTTACTTCAATTTGTCTACCAACACTAAAAGGTAAAGACTCATTGGTAATCTTTGCAGTATCTCTTGGTTTAGGAACATCAACAGTAGTTGTGTTGAGTGTTTCAATCTCATATCCTTTGACGTATGCCTTGCCAGGTCCGATAGACAAACACATCAAATCCTCAGAAGGAACATTACCTTGCTGAGTTAATTGGTTTGGATAAAATGCACCATCATTTCCTACTCTGTCATTAAGACATTCCTTAGTTACTAGAGGGAATGGTTTTACATAATAGTGACCAGATTCATCATATGTTCTTCTTGCAAGTTCGTCACGAATTAAGTTATAGTTATCAGCGCCAGGTTTTACGAATTTTTGTAGAACGCCATCTACAACTCTCATCAATTCTACGAAGTTCTCATCATTCAAATCTGTGAGAGACTTCTTGATTAAAGTTGTTGATAGTTTAAATCTATCTGCACCAGGCGCTGCAAAGTTTGAGAAACCTCTTGCATTATCATACAAGTCGTTATCTGATGCAGACGCAGTTACAAGTTCTTCCTTGATTAGAAGACCAATTCTATATGATGGTCTGTTGCTGTACTGGTCTAAGATTACTGTAGAGTCAGAAACGGTAACAAAGAAACCTCTGAGGAAATAGACACCTTGGGCAATCTTTGCTGCAGCACCTATGGAAACTGCATTTGAGATAAGTGTTGTTGCAAAACTAGCTCCCTGTCTGATACTAGACAGAGAATAATTCATATCCTCTTCTAATAAAAGATTTTCACCATCTGCAAAAGTTTTTCTTGAAAAATCAGTATCACTAGAACTGTTATACTTGATATAAAGAGTATATGCTCCTCGGACTGACGTTCTATTTGTAATATATGTTTCTACTTTAGCGGTAACACCACTAGTCTCACCTTTAATTTTTTTACCTACCAAACTTTCTAGGTAGACAGAAACAGGAATACCTAAGTGACTGTCATCAATCTGAACACAAGTGTATTCGTTATCGTATGCAATCTGGCCTGGTATAACAACAGAACCTTCTTTGAAGAAGTGCTTACCAAATTTTTCAACCTGATTCTGTAGAATAGATTGAAGTGTTGTGAGTTCTCTAGACTGTACAGGTAAGCCTGGTTTGAATAGTACCCTTTGATAATTTTTTAACTCGTTAAAATCATCGAAGTATGGAGATGAATTTAAGTTGGTATTTTGTGGCATTTGTCTTTAGAACTCCAGTACTATCTTGATGTCTTCCTTCTGACTTGCAGATCTAGGAATCGCAGTCCGATTATCAATATAGATAATTTCACCTGATTTGGTATTGAATTCCGCTGATGAAATACCAGAAGTAAAACTCATACCTAATTGGTAGGTCTTATTATTTATTGAGGTACTGACACCGTTATAACTGGTATCGATAGATAACAACGAACCGTTCACTGATGACCCGTTAATCGTTACACCATACCCCGTATCAGGAATAGAAGTAAATGGAACAAGTTTGTATCCAGTTTCACTGGAAGCAAGACCCATTGGTTGATAATATTTCAACACTCCAGTAACTTTATCCCAAGATGCAACATATCCAATCGCAGTAGAACCAACACCAACCGTCTGTGTGATCTCAGAGTCAACAGCATAGGTTGTTGCAGTGGTAATACCACCAAGTTTCAAAGCTTTTAACCCACTCACCATTGCAGTGTCTAGCAATTCTGTACTACTGCCAAATACGGTGGGATTTTTTATTAGTCCAACCCTAGCGAAATCATTACCCTCAATGATATCTGGGTTAGTTTCTAGAGTTTCAAATCTAGAATAGAGTAGTGCTCTATATGCACCGAGTTCCCTGTAGATGTCATGTCCATGACCACCCTTCGGAGGAATGATGACACTAAAGTTTGCTACCGATGTCGTTCCGATACCTGTATTGGTAAGGTTAGCAAGTACTCCGCCAGACTGACTGCCTGGAGCGCCTGGGAAAAACTGGATGGATCCATGAGTGTATCCTTCTCCTCCATCAGTAACAAATACTTCAGATACTTTTCCGAAAGAGTCAATCGTAATAGTAGCCTTTCCTCCTGACCCATCTCCCAGAATGGGAACATTTGCAAAGGATGTCGAGATCGGTTGGTAGTTAGAACCTCTATTATCAACCACAACCACTTCAATCTTTCCATCTATAGAATTAGACTTTGTTGCGACAGTCTCGCCTTCCTTGCCCCAGTTTTCGGGCACTGGGATGTATTCAATAGAGTCAAATTTAACAATTTCACTAGGTTTAATTGTGTAAAGATATTTCCAAACATAACCATCGCCACTAGTGCCAGCTGCTCTTGGCTCAAGGTCAACAAATGTGGGTTGGTCATATGAAGGCCTACCCTTCGGGTTCTCTGGGTCTGATCCATTTTGTAGACAGATGTAAACTTTCAGGTCTTCGTTCACTATGTAGTAATTTGCATCATACAAACTACCTTGACTAGTAATAGGTGTCAGATTATAGATGTTATAATCGTGTCTATACATCTCATAGGTAGTACCAGCAACCCATGATACCTTTCTTACAAGTCTGCGAACATCCTTGTCGGTAACCTTCTTCATCGCAATGATAGACTCCTTTATGGAGTATTCTTCCTCAAATCCATCCAACGGTGCTGGTGTATTTGTAGCCCATGTGGCAGTACCGCCCGCCTTTGGTTCAACTGAATTGGGTAATCCCATGAACGCATAATATTTGTTAACAGTAGATCCGACTCCAACAAAACTTTGTACAAAAGTCTCGGCGTTCAGAATCCTAAACTGTTCGGATATAATAGCAGGCATTTTAAAAAAACTAGTCTTTAGGTTTATTTAGTGGTTAAGTTAGTGGTTTCTTTCTGGAGACCACCGCAGCAGTTGATAATCCAACATTTCCATTCATAGGATTGATGATAAAACTTGTAGGATTGCCAGCACCACGATTCTGATATCCAAGTAATTTACCCCAACTATATTTACCCCAGAAAGTATCAGTAGTTGCCGTTGTACCAACACCAACTTGAATTGTATTATTTCCGTAAGGGGTAGGACCTGGTTGGAAGGCACATGTAACTGTAACCAGACCAGAGACCGAATCACCTGTTGTGACCTGTTCTACTCTGAACACACCACCAAGATAATCACCAGAAGTGACCATACCAACAACTTCATTTGCACCACTAGATGTGGTTATGCCAGTCAATGCGTGACCAACAACTAATGAACTATCGTAGATAGTAAAGAAGTCTCCCTTCTCAAGTCCACTGAAGTTAACTCCAAGAGAGTTGAGTGAAGAATACCCATAACCCAAATTAGTATTATCATTGAACTGAGACTTAAGAGTAAAAGCCAATCTTGGTAATACATTTGCAGAACCTGGCAACCATGTATTTATTCCTACAATGTCGCCAAAATCACCTTCCGCATCAACAGAGAATATATCTTCTCTCTTAGTTGCATCAGACTGTACGAGAACTGGAGGACTACTTCCTACTCTGTAACCAAATCCACCATCAGTAATATTGATAGATGTAATCACACCAGCAGTTACGGATGCAGTTGCAGTTGCTCTATTGACAACTGGATCTGCGTAGAAGTTTGTAGTTCCAGAACCAACAACGATAACTCTTGTACTTGCAAAATCACCATAAGGTGTTTGAACAAGATCACGAATTTCATTAGGTTGAGTAACAACTCTCTTATTCCAGTTTGCAAGGTCAAAAGAGTAATAAAGATCACCAACTGTGGAAATACCAACATAGAAGTTATCAAAGAACTTAATCTTAGCAAAGTCAAAGGTAGCAGGGTGAACTGTTCCAGCAGGCAACTGTTGACTCCAAGGTTGCCAGAAGTTCTTATCGGTTGAAATACCAATAGTACCACTGTCACCCACAACGATGAATTTATTACCGTCATAGATGATATCATTTAAGTCAAAGGCAGTATTACTTGTCTTATCTCCCCATCCTGTTCCATCATTGGATGCAAGAATTACACCACCATTACCAACGGCAATGTATTCTGACTGTCCGTAACAAACCGCATTTAGAGTTTGTAATGTTCCTGAGAATTGACTGAAAGCATCTGCGGTTGTAAGACCAACGGCAGTAAAGATAGATCCAGCAGCACCAACAGCAACCCATGTATTTCTAGATCCTTCCCAGATAACATCTTGGAAATGTCCTGTGTAGGTACTGTCTAGTGTTTGAACTTGACCAATAGCAGGTATTTGTCTCTGTTCTAGTAGATTGATAGGAGTCCATGAACCGATACTGTTACCGATTGAAACTCCTCTTGCCATAGATGCAAACTCGCCCACAGCCATAACATTTACATTACCAGTTGCACTGTTACCAACAGACACACCATTGAATGTGATAGTTCCACCAAATCCAATTCTACCTCTCTCCCAGAATGTTCCACTCTTAGTATTCATGTAGAAACTACTTGCACCAACAGCCACATATGGATCTTCTTTGGTTATAGATTTAAACTCAACAGATGACGTAATACCAGTAATCGCATCAAACTCCCAAGCAAAGATAGGATCTTTACGTTCAATCAATGCACTGGAAATTGCAACGGTTGGATTTGAGATTTTATATCCAGTTCCTTCGTCAACTATACTTAAAGAAGATATACTAGATGATGTAGAAACAATAGATGTAACAACGCCTGGAGTGATCTCACTATCCTCAAAGATTTGAACATTTCTCTCAGATTGAACTAACAAATCAATCGCATTGAATACAGGGAAAGCATTGTTGACATAAATTTTGTCATCTAACTCCCCAACATCCTTAATAATTCTAGTTGTAGGAAGAACCTTACTCTTCAAGCCTGGTCTTGCTTTCGAGATTAGAACACCAGAGAGAATTTGATCTTGTCTCTGTTTCTCCCAAGAAAGTGGTCTTTCTGCAGCGGTGTTAGTGTCAATACCGATACTATTGTAAGAGAATGTCTCAAGAACATCAGAAGCAACGATTCTCTTACCTGTTCTCTCAAACTGATCAATATCAGCAGGGTTGAGTTTGTTCTCTTTGATTTGAACAATATCACCAGCCTTAACAGATGCAACTGGTTCAACAGTTTCAACGTCTCTCGCAGATCCTCTAAAGTAGAATACAGAACATTTAGAATTTCGTTTTGGTGCTTCAGAGAAGATAACTCTACTACCCTTAAATGTATAAGAAGACTGTGGAGTCTGTAGAATATCATTGATGTAGATAAAGATATTGTTTGTGATATCCATATCACTACCAGGCAGAGTCTTAAGACTTAAGATCTCAGTAACACCACTGGTTGTAACAGACAACGTGAACTTTGTACGAGAATCGTTGAAGAATGGAGCGATATCATCAAACAGAATGAACTGGCCTGGATAGAATCCAGAGAATGTATCATTTTCAAGTTCTTGAACTGTTAATTGGAATTCAGTTAAAACACCAACTCTGGGGTTGGTCATGATGCCAGAAACAGTTAGAACCTCATCAACTTTATATGCTGTTCCTTCTTCACGAAGATCAAATTCACCAATGTTTCCGTCTACATTAATACGGAAGTTAACAACTGCATTTGTTCCGAGTCCAGAATTGCCAGAAATGTATTCTAGGTCTTTGTTGAAGTATCCGTCTGGTTCTGTGATATCAAGGAATACTGGTTTGTCAATTCTACCGCCTCTCTTGAAGAGTGAGATTTCAGTTGTGAGTCCAGCATTCACTCTAAACTTACCAGCGTCAATTTTTTCAATGACATCAAATCCAGAGAATCCAATCTCATTAGAAGCAGCGACTCTCTTACCCTGTTGTGAAATACCACCTCTTGCATAGTTGTGATCTACTGTGGAGATACCAACATTTACAACGTAAGTGTGATCGTCAATAATCTTATCAACAAATGTACCGCCAGCTGCGAAGTCCTCACTACTTGGAGAGTTGTTTCTAAGTCTAGGTGCAAGAATAACACCTTGAATCTTACCACCACCATTATAGAAACTAGGTGTTGTTGAAGGTCCTACTTGAATCTCAATATTTTGATTATCAATAACTCTATTAACGATTGAACCATTGTAATAAGGATCACCACCTTTAGGATATACATGCGCTGTTGCATAACCGTCCTTAGAACATGTGAAGTATATCGACTCATTCTTCAACTTGACATTTCTAGGAGCCCCAGATGCGGTTGTAATACCATGAGCAGTAGGTAAGAACATAGTCATGATACCTACCACATCATTGTAATCTGCATGGTTGATGTTGTACTCTACTCTAGTAGAGACTCCAACGTTTACAGTTACGTTGTTTGCAGTTACAGCAGTTGGATATAGAGATGTATTGTGTGCAGGGTCAGTAACACGAGGATATGCGTGTTCAGTAGAGTTCTGATCCATTGTGCATGTGTACACAAATCCATTTGTCGCCAAACCTACAGAAGTTGTAGTTGACAATCCATGAGACGAATCAGTCGTCATGGTTACCAATCCACTATTAGGATCGTAAGTAGAGTTACTTATGTTGAACTTAACTCTTGATGTAATACCAACATTCATTGTGAATGTGTCAAGAGTTGAAGAAACAATACCAACCTCTACATCGTGAATAGGATCAGTGGTTCTAGGATATGTGTGATTAGTTGCATAGTTATCCTGAGCACATCTCCATGTGTAAGAGTTAGTAGCAAGACCAACTGTATCTCTTGCAATCAACAGTGAATCTAAGTCTGCATTTTCAAAAGTATGAATATAATTACCGCCACTGATAACTGAACTTGTACCAGCAGAAACAAAGATGTGTTCTGTTTGGTTAGATGATTTACCTACATCCAGAGTGATAGTAGTATCTGTTGTAGAAGTAATCTTAACAGAAGTGTTATAAGCAGGATCTGGACCAGATATGCCACTTGCCCTTGGGTAGAAGTGATTTGTTGCATGATTATCTAAAGAACAAGTGAATTTGAATCCTCTTGTTTTGAGTTTTACACTAGTTCCTTTTTTCAGTGCATGAGACCCGATATCTATAGTCATCAATCCTGTATATGGATCATAAGAACCACTTGTAGGATCATGATAAACAAAAGGTGATGTTCCTACATTGACACTAAAATTAGTTTCATCAATACCTGTTACAGATAACCACTGTTGATCTGACGGATCTTTTGCTCTTGGGTAACTCCTGATAGTCTGTCTCTGATTCATCAGACATCTGAATCTTACAGAATCTCTCTTAAAGTTGACTCTATTACCAGTAATCATTCCATGAGATTGATTAGTGGTGACTGTCATAATACCACTACCAGCATCATAGGTTGCAAACTGGATTGTCTTATCGTCGTATGCACCATTAAGACCATGAACGTTGGAGAACACAGTCATAATACCTGTGTTAGGTGTATATGCAGCAGTAGCAATACCGTAGTTTACGATTGTGGATACACCAACATTAATTGTGAGTGTGGTTGCTGAAGTAGAACCAATACCCACAGAAACGTTACCACCAATAGGATCGTAGGAACGAGGATAAGCATGTTCTGTAGCATGATCGTCTCTGTCACATGTGAATACAATAGAACCTGTATTGATACCAACAGTGTTTCTAGCTTTCTTAAGACCACCAGTGGTTGCACTCTGGAACCAGTGAGCATTTACAATAGTAGATACACCAACATTTACAGAGAATGTATTTACACCAACATGATAAATTGGTAACCACTCATTCAAGAATGGATCAGAGTATCTTGGATATGCCTTATCAGCAGTATATCCATCTTTATCACATTTGAATGTAATTGATTCTAAGTCAAACTTGACATATTCACCAGCAACAAAACCATGATTAGATATGGTTGGTTCTAGTACACCAGTACTAGCATTATACGTTGCCGTCGAAATTGTATGAGCCGACTCATTGATATAAGAGTGTCCAGCACCCACTGTCATTGTCAACTCACCTGTTGCAGGGTTGTAGACTGATGTGGAGATACCACGTTCTCTGATTGTAGATACACCGACTCTTATCTCAAAAGTGTCAGTTGTTGTAGAAACGATACCAATATTGAGGTTATGGATAGGGTCTGTAGGACGAGGATATGCGTGAACAGTTGCGTAATTATCCTTAGCACACTTGAATGATAATCCACCAGTCACAACACCAACTTTTTGAGTAGGTCTTTGAATTGCACCAGTAGTAGAATTTTGATACCAGTATGGAGTGTAGTCACCACCACCAGTGATCATTGCATCTGTACCAATGCCAGACAAATTGTATGGGTATGCACCACCAGCAATAACAGCATCTACAGCAACACCCTGATTAGGAACGAAAGCGTATTTCTGTGATGAAGTAGTGGGTCCTACATTCACAGTAAAGAGTGTTCCAGCAGCACCAACTAAGGTTACAGTTTTTTCATAGTAAGGGTCTTGTGGTCTTGGATAGAAATGATTTGTTTGGTAAGCATCCTGTTCACATTTGAATACAATAGATCCAGGCTTGAACTTAATAGATTCTCCAACTTGGAAATTATGAAGTCTGTCGAGAGAGACAGTCATGATACCACTCTGAGGAGTGTATGCAGCAAATCTAATATTGTACTTAACCTCTGTAGTGATACCTACTTGAGTTGTAACTGTAGTTCCAGCAACACTAACAATAGGGACAGCAGTGTTGTAAGTAGGATCCTTAGATCTTGGATAGTATTTTACAAGACTGTTTCCATCAGCATCACAAGTAAATCCTAGTGATTCTGGTTTGAATTTGAAAGTTTGTCCTGATATTAGATCATGAGATCCAATACTCATGGTCATGATACCTGTAGAGGGGGTGTAGTCCGCCCCAGACACGGTGTAGTCTACTCTAGTTGTGATACCAGCAAAGACTTCAAAAGTGTCTCCTGTGACGTTACTGATAGGAACCCAAGTATTGCTTAAAGTATCAGTAGTTCGTGGATAATATTTGGTTGTTGTAAATCCATCAAGTGAACATTTCCAACCTATAGAATCATCTGCAATTAAAACTTGATCACCATTTGAGAATCCATGACTAGGAACTGTAATGGTTAGAATACCAACAATCGGGTTGTAATTAGCAGTTGTAAGTGAATGTTGACTAGGTCCCGATAAACCATGACCAGCCGATGTTACAATTAATGACCCAGTGGTAGGAGTGTAATCTGCATTAGTAGGAGTTAACGCTCCACCGCCAACAATAGTGATTGCATTAGTGACAGCACTATCAAAGGTGTGTGCATAGTCTCCACCAGTCTTGATAGTCTTATCATCAGAACTTACATATGTGTGTGCATAATCACCACCAGCAAATGTAGATCCAGCAGTTGCAACGATAAACCAATGTAAGTATGGGCCACCAGTTAGTAATGAACCTTCTTCTGCACGAATAAAAGTATGATCATAGTCACCACCGTAAACTAAAGCACCATTGATTGCTTCTGAGAATTGGTGAGTATATTGATCTTTAGGAGGTGCAGCACCAACATCTATTGAAAGTGCAGTACCACCAGCACCAGTAATAGGTAGAGATGTATCGTATGCAGTAGATCTACTTCTTGGATAGTAATGGAATCTAGCACCATTGTCTAATGAACATGTAAATGCAAGACCAGATAATATAACATCCTTAGCAACTTTGTATCCATGAGGTGCAGCAGTAGTAACAGTCATAACTCCTGTTACGTTGTCGTACTGAGCAGTTGATACACCTAATGCAGGGTCGTAGTCACAAGTAAATCCAATACCAGAAAGTATTACACAATCATCTTCTGTAAGGTTATGTCTATCTCTCGTAAAGATGGTTGCAATACCAGATGTTTGGTCGTATTCTGCACCACCAACACGAACAGATGGAGCACTTGTAAATGTGATTGCAATACCAGTTACATTCACAAAATCATCAGTCTCTAATCCATGACCTCCATAAGGGATGTATGAACCAATACCAGCACCCACATTGGCAGTATGGATACCAGTGGTTGTCATTGCAGCACCAATATTTACTTGGAAATTAAGTGTACTTGTTACACCTACAACACCAAAGTATCTGTTTACATTTGAAGGGAATATAATATCACCAATTCCAGTACTAAATGCAATACCAGCTAACTTAACAACATTAGAAGTTGTCAATCCATGAGAGGATGATGCGGTAATCGTAGCGATACCAGAAATAAAGTCATAATCGACTGCATTTATATTCTTCTCGTCGCCACTCTTGTTACCAAATGCAGTAACAGTTGTGATACCATTTACAGGAGTTCCTTCAAGGAATCCAACAGTCTTAGGAGCAAAGAATCCTGTTCCTCCTTCAACAATAGTGAAGTTTGTAACGATACCTGCTTCGGCTCTGTTTACAACACCACCACCAAAATAATTATGTGGGAATGAAGATACGCCAACAAAAGCTCTGAATGTATTTGTAGTGTGGCCACTGAGAACATCAAAACCAATAACGTTTCTACCTTCCATGATTGCGGTATCAACGCCTGCTCGCACTAATCCTCCGCTAACATAGGCTAGTGGCACCGTACTGACACCACAATCTACCAATACATTATTAGTATCAATTACTTCTACAATAGGATATGCGTCTTCTCTGAATAGAGTTGTAGTTATGCCATCTGTAACTTGAACTTCTTTTACAAGTAAGCTTCTACCACTGTTAGTTGCAGTTCCAATATAATGTCCGCCTGATACGCTAACAGTTGCAATACCAGTTACATAATCGTACCCAAACGTGTTAATATTTCTCAGTGCAGAGACAGGAGTAAATGTAAATCCAGCACCTGTAATTCTAACTAAATCATTTTCAACAAATCCATGAGATGTACCACCAGTAACAAATGTACAGATACCTGTAAACTGGTTGTAATCCGCTGTAGAGATGGCAACTGCCGATCCAGCAGATGTACCCATCTGTGCAGTAATACTCGCACCAAACCCTTGTGAAGCTCTTACAGTGACCACTGGTGGGTTTCTATATCCTTGACCCTTTCCTTCTAGTTGAATAAACTGGAGACTACCTGTTGATCCTACTCCAACTCTTGCTGCAGCTTTCAGGGGTAAGTAATATCCTGAACCAGTTTGTAATCCAACTTTATTAATTCTTCCAGCTCTAGGAACTCCACTCAGGAAGTTAATCTTATTATCTGCATTATCAACAATATCAAAGTCAAGACCAGGCGTTTGAACAACGTTGTTGATCAAAATGAACGGATTGTTATTAATGTCAACACCTGTGTTTACACTGTTGTACAGAGAAGTGACCACACCAAGGTTTTCTGACAAGTCAAACTGTGTGCCCGCAATACCTGTAAATTCCAGTGCAATATCATCAAGAATTACGTTCTTATCTGATGGATCAAATGGATCTAATTTTCTAGAGAATAATCTACCAGAAAAAGAAGAACTAGTTTCTAATCCAACAGGTCCTGCTTGACCATATGGTGCATCAGTAAAGAAGATATTATCATCAACGATATTATAGTCGCCAGTGAAAACAGAATATGCAGCACCAATACTATGAGAGGTAGAAATAGTACCAAAAGCACCCCTTTCCACAACAACTTGAGATTGTGTAGTTGTACTGAACACTGGGTAGTATCCTACTCCAGTATTAAAGATGATGACGGAGGATATTGTTCCAACACCACTAATTACAGGAAAGAACACACCCTCTTGTAAAGGTGTGGTTGTTCCGTCGATTGTAATTTGTGGAGGATCTGTTGCAGCGTACCCTGCACCACCGTCTAAAACTTCAACTTGGACTACTCCATATAACGAGTTAAAAGACGGTCTTAGTAGAGCTCCTGCTCCTGGCGTGACTCTTGTTGACATTTAATCGTCTTCCTCAGATAATGTTAATAGAACTGCTGCAATAGACTCTGGTAACACCAGTACTATCACGCACTATACTAAAGGTTAAAATATCGTCATTTGCCGTAGAAGGTGGGGGGTTGCCTCCAACCCATTTAACACCATTGGCGATTGATGCACCGTTTACATTACATGCGTCACCATATGTGTATCCAATTCCAGAGTTGTTGATAAGTGTAACTGTTGTTGCTTTACTGTTATCAGAGTTCACATTAGTGAAGTTCCAAGAACTAACAGATGTAGTTATACCACCAAGAACAACTGTTCCTTGTGATAAGTCAAATGTGAAAGTACCGCCTGCACTTACAGTCAGCTGATCACTAAAGTTTCCTACAACTTTCTCTGTAATATCAGAGTTAAAGTTGACCTGATCCATCAGTGTACTTGCACCACTTACTTGGATATCACCTCTTACATCCAACCTACATCTGGGAGCAGTAGAACCAATACCAGTATATGCTTCATTAGTAACTACAAAAGACTTGTTATCCGATATATCTGCATCAGATACTCGCAATCCATGTCCATTACCTTTTGCAACTGACCATATGGTTGGTCTTTCATTTGAGAATGATGCAACTTCTAGTTGTGATGTAGGTAATGAAGTTCCAATGCCGACCATACCGTCTGCTTTGATTCGGAACATTGTTGCAGCAAATCCAACTTCAATAGGACCATCTGTGATCGCACCAGGCTGTTGAATTGTTATCTTACCAATATCTGCATAACTTGAAGTTACAACACCGCTTGTGTTGATATCAATATTACCTGTAACACTCGCTGCAGTACCAGCAAGAACAGACGTTGATGCAATACCAGCGTTTGTGGAATACCCAGCGGTACTAGCAAAGGAAACAAAACTTACAAGGTTTGTACCATCTCCGAACCTATCGTATATCTCGTTGAAGTTATCATTTATCTTAATAGTCCCTGCCAATAGGGTATCGCCCGTCCCATCATTAGGAGCCGAACCAGTACTAATCCCTTGTTTAGACATTACTTAAAAACGTTTTTTCTTTATTTATAGTTAATATGGAGGGTTATCATCGTGAGTAGCAAATGTGGTGTCAGTTCTAGTCACGGTTGAGTTAACTCTCTTAGTATCATAATAGAAATTAGTAGCGACTGTACTGTTTGCTAATGCCGATCTTGACTGTACAAATGTAGTGTCTCCGATTTGATTAATTTTAACCAATTCATCATCCATTCTGATGATGTCACCTTTAGAAAGAGAACCAATACCAGCACCGACTGCAATACCCTGATCACTTGATCCAACTGGAACAGAGACCTGTACTCCCAACTTCTTGTTCTTGATAGGAGTTTGAATAATATTATCAATCATAATCAAGGCCTGTTTGTTTGGATCAGCAACCTTGAGTAAGTGAGTTCCAGTTCCTAGACCTGTAAATTGGAATGGTAATGATGTAGATAAACCAGAGATTCTAAACTTAACATCATCAACCTTTTGAACAAACAATTCATTAGGCATTACATCTGTTCCAAGTTCAACTGGACTTAAGAAGATGTTATCAGTAGGTGTACTACCACCAACATATGTACCAGCAATAGAGATGACGTTAGTAGATCCATAACCAGTACCACCATTTACAACCTCAACCTTAGTGACATCCAAGTTACCATCTCTAGTGATATTGAATACACCACCAGAACCAGATCCATCATTTGTTGATGGAACGTTAAGATAAGATGTCTGAACACCTGTTCTTGTACCAGTAACTTTGTTAACTGGGAATGTAAGATCATTAGCAGGGGTTGCACCACCTAAATGAGTTCCAGCAATACTTACATTGTCTCCAACAAAGTATCCAGCACCACCAATAGTCAAAGTAACTGCTGTAGATATGCACAGTCCTGTAGTTTGATCAAAGTCAAACTTAACTTGGAATCGTGCATCTTGGCCTCTAGTGGAGATGCCAGGCAATCCACCATCAATATTTCCAAATCCATAGATCCTAAACAAGTCGCCTGGTGGGTTAGCAGTGACTGCGGTTCCTGTAACAGGACCTGGGATCTGAACATTATATCCATTTTCAAACATTGCACTACCACCGATACCAGATGATCTGGCAGCCATGATGATGTCTTTAGTTCCTGTAGTATGAGATGTAGTTGCAATACCAATCTTAGCACCACCTTGAGTATCAAGAATCACAGTCTGTCCAGTTTGGAAGTTATGATTTTGGATGCTAATTATATTTAATTCAAGATCAACATTAGCAGTTGCTGCAGCATTATATGACTTCTTGAATACAGGTTCGCCACCAACAGAAAGTGAGAACTGTTTACTACCAACTAGTGTTCCTGTTCTGTCATGACTACCATTAAAACCATTAGAGATATCATCTAAGTTCAAGACTTTGTTAGTCTTGTTCATGATGAAACTCTTGATTGGTCTACCTTCTGGGAAGAAGATTCTTTGTATTGAACCATTATCCAACTGATCGTCCTCAGTTACCATGGCAAAGTTAGTTCTCTTACCCAAGTAAATCTCATTATCAATGTTAATAATCAGATCAACTTTAGTATCTACGGCCTTGACCTTCATATTGTTGGACTTAGCGATACCAACATTTACAAGATCTAATGTAGTTGCATCTTTCTTAGAATCACTTTCAACAATCAAGTCTGAGAACTCTAAGAATCCTGATGGATGAACAATAGATCTTACAGACTCTTTCCATGTGTTATATGGAAGTCTACTCTTGATTGAGTATGAGAACTTTTGGAAGTAGAAGTTATCTGACAGTCTCTGACTGAAATCGTTGAGGATTCCAACGTTCATGTCATTCTTAGTAACCTTATCTCTAGTAACGCCTAGAGTTGTTCTAACACTAAATCTGTTTATATCTCTTACGTTACCTCTTAGACCAGAAACTTCACCAACTAATATGTCACCAGATCTGAGAGTTCCGAGAGTGTCTCTCAATCTAAGTTGACTAATCTTACCTTTCCAACCACCTTCTGCAACGAATCCTTCAAATCTAGTAGATGTAACTTTTTCACCAGATAGGAACTTAGCATCATCAATGATTGTCATGTTGAACTTCGCCATATCATTGAAGTTCACAATAGATCCTAAAGTGAAGTCATCATCATAAGAACCAAGTGTGACAGTAGAAATGCCAGGAGCACTTCCCATGTCAAATGTAACAGTTGAATTTGTGGTATTAATACCAGTTACAGTATAGAACGCAAAGTCATAATCAGCAGAGTTAAAGTTACCTTCTCCATTTGCAAGTGAAGATGGTTTAATTCTACAGTTCTCAACAAACACCTTATCATTGACATCAAATGGTAACTTGACATCTGTAGATCCAAAGCCTGTTGTTACGGGAAGGTTGAACTGTGGATCTAAAAGAAGTTCAACTGTAACACTTGTACCACTATGAGTGATAGCATCAATGTCATAACCATTAGAGTTGTTTGTTGTAATGATACTGAGTGGTTCACTGAATTCAAAAGCATTTTCTAGGATGTTAACTTTATCAACTGATCCACCTTTAACAGTTGCAGCAATTTTTACTTTGTCATTACCACGAACTGCAAGTGTAGGAGGTTGGTTATATCTTGTACCACCATCAACTACTTGAATCTCATCCATTCTTGCAATACCGCTGATATCAACGATTGCAGGGACACTTAGGAAAGGAAGTAGAGTAGGATCAGTAGGATAGTCGAATCCATCTTTGATTCTTTCAATAATGTCAATTTGACCAATCTCAGGAGATGAAACTTTGACAATACCATCTTTACCTTGTGTACTAGCAAAACCAATTACTCTAGGAAGAACAGTGTATCCTTTGCCTGGGAAATTGATCTTTGTAGATGCAATAGGTCCTCTAGCATTCTTAGAAGCAGTGCTATATGTAATTGTACTTACACCAACTCTAGATATGAGTCTTTGAGTTCCAGTTGGTTTTTCCTTCAAGTTAAAGGTAAATGTCTTATCATCTTTTCTGATAATTTCATGATCAGTCTTAAGAACGACATTTTTGAATGTTATGTTGTTTCTACCTGTAACATCTGTGTCGGAAGATCCATATGTCTTTCTAGCATCAGAAGGAACAACAGGAGTCAAGTCATAGAAGGTCTTTTTAGGCCAATCAGTGTTTGTTGTTATCTTAACTGTAGAACCGACGTTTCCAGAGATGCCATCTCTTATAATATTGAATCCATCATCATTAGTTCCACTAACATCAAGTCTTTGAGTGAAATTGAGATCTCCAAAGAAATCAAGTTTCATATCCAACAAACTTTGATCAGAAACATCAAAAGTGATAACATTACCAGTTATGAACTCTAATGGAGGATTAACCTTAGCAATAAAGCTTGGGTTGGTTGAAGATGGTGTTGTTATAGTTGTAATCGCTACAGGATTAGATTCAAACACATCAGACTTGTATTTGCAGAGTTTGATGTTATCAATGTCCTCTCTAAGAACAAAGTAAGTCTCGTTATGTACTAATCCACCAATAGTGTTGCCATTATCGTAATAAACAACTTTATCACCACTTTGGAAATCATCATCTGCAATATTGAAACTTCTTAAGTCGGCAGTGAAGTCAGACTTGGAGAATCCGACTTTTGCAGTTGTAATCTTAGCAACAACTGGATCATACCTAAGTTCAACAGTTTCCGCAGATTGTGGAAGTGCATCCAGTGTAATAATGTCACCAGTCAATAATTCATGTACAGAACTAACTCCAACTTCACCATAGAATCTTTCTACCTTACTTGTAACTTTAGGGAAGTTGGTAGTAAAGGAATGTGCAAATCCAGCGTTTGAAGCAACGTTATAGAACCAAATTGCATTACCTGTCGTGGGAATACCAGTTGTAGACAATCCAATGTAGTCTTGTTCAAAGTTAATTGCATAAACACTACTATCGTCAACTAGAACCTCAGTTCCAACACCAGATGTAGCACCAGCGGAAACTTTTGCCCATACAAGAGATGTTCCACCAATACCCATGTTGTAAGTCAACTCTTGACCTGTAAAGAACGTATGTCCCTTAATATAGATTCGTTGTTGAGGTACAAACCTGTTTTCAATGGTTTGTGATACGGCTGTAGATAGTCCTGTAAGAGTAATATCGTAATGTGTGCCTGTAGAACCTACACCAACTGTTTCTTGTGGATTAAAGTATGTTGTGTTGTTCTCAAAGGTAAATCTAGTGACAGTTGAATTACCAACAGGGAAAGAGAACTTAGTTGGTTGTAAAACAATGTTATTAGTGCCAACTGCGTGGGTCATTGCAGCACCAACGTAGTTTTCTCTGTTTACGAATAATCTAGAGAACCTTGAGTCAATATTGGTAATTGTCATGTTCTCTGTGCCAATACCAATCCTATCGCCAGGCTCAAACCCTCTTACGTCAGTAACAAAGATGGAAGTGCTAACACCAGTGGTAGCAACATTGTCCATGAATTGAGAAAGACCAGATGTTCTGGTAATAACGCTAACTTTGCGGATACCATTGAACTCGGTAAAGTCAGCAGTGCTAATACCACTTAAAATTACACTTTCACCACTTGCAATACCATGAGGTATGGTTGTTACACCAGTAATCGTTTCTTTAGTCTTAACTAACTCAGTTCCACGGAAAGTAGTAACTCCAATCTCTACTTTATCGACAGGTTTACCCAGAACCGATCCAATAACGATATTTGCTCCAGTTCCGTTAGTTCCACTATTATCAAGATCTAATAGGTCATCAACTTTGTATCCATCACCTCTAGAAAAGATAGTTACGGAAGAAATACCAGCACTCTTTGTTTTGGTGACTTCAAATTCTTGTTTTAGGGCATTCTTGACATCATCAATCAATTCGTAGTCGGAATTACCATAAGAGAGATAATATGGTGATACGTTTCTTGTAATTTCTCTAGATGCAACATCAATGTCTTGATTGAAGAAAGTTGTGAAGTTTTCTTCGATTGGACTGTCCTTAAATGATGAACCAAGTAAATATGGGAATTTTGGTTTAGCAACTCCACTAGAATCAACATCTACACTATAGAAGTAAGCATATGTTCCATCAGGGTACTGTGGTGTCACACAATAACGCCCACCATGCACGTCAAGGTCTCCAGAGTTGTCAAAGAGGTAATCATTGGTGAAATACCCAAAGGCAAAGCCAGGAGGTCTCAGACCCGATCTCAGAGTGGTGTCAAGAATATATCCTGACTGCAATCTTCTAATGGCTCCTCCAGTTGGGGTTTGATATCCGTAAGGACCATAAATCGGATTACCATCGTAAGCAAAACCGAGTATAGGGGAGTGAAAAGCATTGGGAGTCTCCAGATTACCAGAATCGATATTGTCCCCAAGCTGGAATCTAAGTTTTTGTGGTGGATAGATGCCTATTGTCTGTAATTGGAAGGCAGGGTTCGCACTTGGTTTAGTAAGTAGCGAATCTTCATCACTAATAATGGCATCGTTCTTCTGAACTTGGTTAATCTTCCATTCACGAACATTTGCAATGAACTTTGCGGATTTACCTCTGTTTTGTAAATCAAGTGTAGTATCACTTGATTCATAACCGATACCACCGTCAAGAACTCGTACACCAGTAATCTTATCACCAGTGATGACTGGTCTGATGTCTGCAAAGTCGCCTGTAGGACTGTAGATGATGATATCGGAGTCTTCACGGTATCCTTTACCAGAAGCAAGGATTTGAACGTCTACAATCGATCCTCCGATGATGATTGGTTTTAGAAGTGCTTGATAAACAACAGTGGAGATACCAACATCAGGCCTTCTGTGGAAATCCATGATGTTAGTGCAACCATAACCAATACCGCCCTCTTCTAGGTAAACACTTTCGATTTCACCAAGAACCAAAGGTGAAAACTCAGGTTGAATAACAGTTGTACTACCGATAGCAGATAAACTTTCAACTTTAACAACAATAGGAGGATATTTGAAGGTATGCTTACCAGAACCAAATCCACGAATGACAGTTGGCTTGTTTTTGCTGTAATTGGTAAGATTTCTTTGTGTAGCAACTCCAACATCACATAATCTAAATCTATTATTGTCAATTACCTTAACTGCATATTGTGTGGTTGTCGAAAGACCACTTGCAATAGTTCCCTCTGTGGAATACTCAACAATTTCACCATTATTAAATTTATGATTAAATGCAAGGATGTAATCGTCTGATGTGCTGATACCTGACTGTACATCACCGTTAGTTGGTCTACCTTGAATGAGGACTTTCTTGTTTGAGTAACCAGACCCAGAATTTTTTACATAGATCTTAGTAATTGTGTTTTTCGCTTGCACAGTTGTAAGACTGTGGAAACCGAAACTAATATTTCCAATATTTACAGTATTGATGCCTGTTTTTGCATCTTCGGGTGTGTTGTATAATTTAATCGTCTTCTCATTGACTACACCAGCGAAATATGCTGAACCATCAACGACATTGACAATAGGAGTGTTGCCTCTTGCATCATAAACGACAGCTTCTCCAGATTCAAAGTTATGTCTCTCTTGGAAGGTGATAGTTTCGCCATTTGTATCAACAGATGTACCATCAGCCTTGAAGTTAGCTACAATACGACCCCTGACTAGGTTAGACTCAAGGACGGCACCAGTTCCGTTACCACCGCTAACAGTAATCTTGGGTTTTTCCTGATATCCGATGCCAGGAGTAACCAGTTTAACCTCTCTGAATGATCCAGACACATTAGCATGAGCAAGACCACCAGTTCCTTGTTGATCGTTAATGATGAGTGGAGGTCCTGTGATAACATCATAATCTTTGCCTGAATTAGTGACTTTAATCTCTGTGATGTCACCGTGGAAGATCTGTTCATCAAAAACAGTAGGAGGGAACAGTTCAACACCGTTTGCTAACAGTCCAACTGCTCTGTTGTTAATTAGTCTCTGATTCTTATCGTCAAATAAAGTCTCTTGTTTGTAATTAGGATACTTTCTAAGAATTTTTTGGTTTTTAAGAGTTTTGTTCTCCCATCCTGACTTATAGATGAACTGTCCAGAAGTATCAGTCCTAACAGCAATGTATTTCTTAGCAAATACATCAGAACCACTATATGACAAGTAGAAGTCAGTTTGGTTGATAGCAGTTACAAAGTAGATACCAGTGCTGATACCACTATTGGTTGAATTATCCCAATAAATCTTATCACCAGTTACATAGTTGTGATTTAGGAGTTGATTAGTGTTTGCTCCTAGGGTGAATGAGGAGTCGTAAGACTGTAGGGTATAAGTAAACCCACCACCGAGTAAAGGTGTCCCAAAACCGTCTACAACCTCCACTGAGGAACTTTTTGTAAAGACCTTATTATCAGTTGCAAAGATAGGATAGTTGGGTAAACCAGAAGAAGTGACATAGAAGAATTCTTCGTTCTTATCCAAGTAACTATTATGAATTCCAACAGGGAAGTCATCTACGCCTGGGAAATAGTCTGAGTTGTGAGATGCTTTAGTAACTGTTTTTGTAATTACAGTTGGATTAGATGGAATTGCTGTGGCAGTCTGAACAACAATAGTATTCGCATAGACTTTAGAAATATTGGTTGCATCATACTCAATATCTTTAACCGTAATAAGAGAATTGTCTCCACCTTGATTTTTGATGACTAAAACTTCGTCAACGTAGAAAACAACAGAATCAAAGATGCTAATTCTGTAAGTATTGACGTTTACCTGACTGACATTAGAAATATTATGACTGGACGGAATATTATAGATCCAGTTATTGAATTGTGGCTGTTGTCCTAAGTCTGCACCAAATGAAAGCAATTTGAGACTATCACCAATTTGCATATTGGTGGATTGACTTGCATCTGCATCATCAATGACGTTTACAAGTCTAAATTGCATTACAGAAGTTTGACCAAAACCAGCATAAGCATATGCAAGTTTATTTTCAAGAATATCTGCACCAAATGTCAAGTCAGTAGAGATTCCAGTAACGCCTAGGAACTGGTTAATGGTTTTATCGTTGTAACTGACATTTAGGAAGTTAGAACCCTTTGTAGGTCTCACAAGAAGAGTTCCAGACTGTCCGAATCCAACTGTAGAGTCAACTACAATAGTACTAGAAGCAGCACCAATGATCTCAAGTGTTTTTGTCTTACCAGGCACTTGGAAATTGCCATCAAATGACGTAGAGTCTAATGACAACTCGAAAAAGTCAGTCTGGTTAATCGGTCTGTACTCTACATTGTAGATTGAAGCACTTACAGTACCAATTCCAGCAATATCTTGGAATAAGAAATTACCAATAGATTCTAATGGTTGTCCACCGAAAAGGTTTTCAACTAAAACATGTTTGGTTTTGAAATATACGTTTGCAGACGGAGTTAGAGTGCTATCAATCGGTTTGAGGAGTTCAATGTCCTCACCATATAGAAGTTTGAAGAGAATCTGGTATGAAGAGTCCGTACCCTTCGACATGTAGAAGTCTTTTGCCCTAGTAAGGATGTTAGTAACAGATGTACCATCAATAAAGTTTCTGTTTTCAAATCCAGGCAAAAATTCAGTCTTGAATTTTGAAAAGAATGTTTGTAAGAATAGATTACTTAAATTTAAGACTACAGATCCGTCTTGATGTGCAACTGCAACCGATTCATTGAACTGTAGAAACTCGGCATCATCATCTTTTGATATTTGATCAATGCCACTGAATCCTCTTGCACAATCAAGGAAGGATGTAGCAGTTTTAGTCTTATAAGTTATTATCTCATTATCAATCTTCAATAAACCATAAGTGTCAGGCCAACCAACTGTCGAAGTCACTTGAATTTCGTTGTCACCAGCGAAACAAGATCTAGAAAGAGTTGTACTTGGTATTAAAGTCTCATTATTGAAGGCACTAATCTTTCTATACTCGGCAAGGTTGTTTGCCAAGTCAACCATACCTGATTGATGTTCTTGAGATTGATAATACTGATCTAGGAAAGCCTGGAACAGTGTAGACTCTTCGTTAATGAACTCAGGAATCTGAGACTCAACTAAATGAGATATCTTTACTCTTTTAATATCTGTCATTTATCTTGTGTAGATTGATTCGCTAGCGTAACTAGATGTTGTGACGTAGGCAGTAGCAGATGTATTCTCACCAGAGGATACAACGTCAGGAAGTGCATTAACAGAACTGTTGGTAACGTCTAACTGTAGATAAAGATCTTTAAGAGCGATAACATCATTAGATTGAGGAATTGCCTCAACTTGTATCTGACCATTCGCTAAAGAAGTACCTGTTATATTTACCACATCCAGATTGATCTCTCCGTGGATGTAATCGATTGTACCAGCATCATTTTTGACGACTAAAGGTAGGTTGTTTTCAAGTTTAAAGAAAATAATCTTTCCTACATCACTTCCAGCGATAGGAATATCTCCCATGTAAATGGTTCCAGAGATATTACTTACGTTAAACCCTGTGGAACGTATTCCATATCCATTACGTTGTTTGAAGAACGCATTTCCATAACAAAGTTCATAAGTTGCAAAAGTATTGAGCTCAGGAGTGATGTCCCTTCTCATTTTTACCTTTGTGATGTTAGAAGTAACACCCCTTGCAGAGTTATCAACCAATCCAACAATTTTGGAGTACTTGAATCTTCCACCAAAAGCGTTGATATCAGATGATCGTGAATATGATGTCAAAGCCTTAGTTACAGATGTCACCAATTCAGTGGCATCCGAAAGTGCGTTGCTATTGTAGTAGACAGAAGTATCAACTTCAACGTAAAGGTATTTGAGGTCAATAATTTCTGGTTTGATACCAGCAATCGAATATTGTTTAAGTTGTCTAGAGATATCGTCCTTTGTAATCTGTGAAAGGAAAGAACCATTCTTCGGTTTGATGGAAATGAACACTTTTCCATACTCAGGTGGATCAAGTTCCTCTCCACCGTAGGAGGTCACAGATTCAACGTTAGGATACACGAATGGAATTATACCTGTGTAGTCATTTGCCGTCACTGCACGGTATTGTGAGGAGTATATACGAGGTGCCAGATATTTGATAGAACTAATGTCTTCAATATTGTCTCCATCAGCTGCTGCCTGTGAAGTTCTGACAACTGAGATGCCTGATGTTACAGATAATCCTTGATCATCCTCTAAAACTCCAACAAATGAGAATTTTCTAGCTTCGTTTCCGTTCTTTCCATTTGTGACAATGTAATTTACGGTAACTGTAGCTCCAGCTGGAGGTCTTTTTCCTAAAATACCGTCTCCAAAGAGAAGTTCATACTGTTCATCTTCAATTTCTTGAATTAGGAAGAGTTTTGACGTAGCATCGACTCTTAAAATGTTATCATAGAGTGTATAAATCTCTTTCGTCGTAGATTCGACGGTAACACGAATAGAAGTTGAGTCAATATTTGCGTTTGGAAGAATAAAACGCTGATTTGGTTGAGAATAATCAACTTGGAAAGTTTTTTGAAGGTAAATTCCTTCGTAAATGTTTAAATTATTGAATCTAGCGACATTAGTTTCGTCTGTTGTTGCAACAAAGTCGTCTGGAATCGAAAAAATGTAAGATCCGCCTTGTTGAGCACCTAAGGCAACCTGTCCAGCCTTCAAAGTTACGATCCTAGTTTCATTGTCACCCATATTTACTGAGAAATTGATGACTGCCCTAGCAGATCTAGTCGATCTAGGTACATATCCAATGTTTCTAGCAAGTGAAACAACGTTTTCTCTTAGAGTTGCACTGTCAAGGAAGCACTCATTGACTGCCATGTTGGTATTGTAGGCAGTAATGTAACTATTGTACGCTAAAAGATCAATTAGAATAGAAAAGTTAGATCCCTCAAAGTCAAAATCTGAAAAATCACTGTTCGCTCGAAGATAATCTTTGATTTGAGCTCGAAGATCAGCGAAGTCTAGGTTTGTAAATTGATTGAAAGACATTATATTCTAGTTGATTGGAGGATAAAGTCTAAAGCTTGTCGTGGAATCGTTAATCCAACGATATCGTAAGCAATACTTATGTTTAAATTATTAGTATCAGTAGGAAAAGATATTTGACACTTAACACTATCGATCCTAGGTTCAAAGTTTTCTAGCAGAAGGTACAAATCATCCTCTAAACTGTAGGCCATAGCCTCATCAGGATTCTCAAATAGAGCATTTTCAATCTCACTTCCTAATTGTGGAGCAAAAAACCTCGCTCCGAGCTTCGTTCTTACCAGATTCTCAACAGAACGCTTGATGGCATCCTCATTTGTCAAAGATCCAATGTCATCTGTGACAGGATGCTTTGCAAAACTAAGACTAATATCTTGAAAATACCGTTTTCGTAATAACGCTCTATCGATTTTGGACATTATTCACTCAGATTTTGTTTTCTTTTCTTATCATTAGCGTCATCGCCAACAACTTCACGCAACATATCTTCCGATTCTTCTGGTTTTTCGATAAAACCATCGTCAGGAATGTTGAATTGTGTGTTTTTTAACTTCATCTTGGACAAAATTATTATCATTATGTATTTAGACACAAAAAAAGACCCTTTGCAGGGTCTTTGAAAGAATTTTTAGTTAATATTAACCAGCAGATAGTGGAGACTGTGAAGAATTGGTGTTTGCGGCAGCCTTTTTGCGAGCTTGAGCACTCACATCATACTGACCTTTGACACTGCCGTCCTTAAAACCAGCGCTTTCTACATTCCTTGGTGACTTTGTAGGATCTGAATCCATAACTACTTTCCTTTTTTTCTTTTATTTATCAATTTGAGCCCGTAATCGGTCTGGAGAGATACCTTCTGAGAGGTAAAACTCCAGTCTGGACTGTGCTTCATCCTTAGTAAGACCTGTATCTTGATTAGGATCGTTCACACACCACCCAGAAGTACCCAGTTCGACTACTTTGTACTTAGTATCCATTAGATAATCCTTGTTTTCTCGTGTCCAACACGAATCTTAGGATCAATCCAGATCTCCATACCAGCTTCTTTTGCATCTAGGCAGAAAGAAACGTCCTCTCCACACATATCTTGGACTTCTCCTGAGTCAAAGACTTGCATTTTAGGTGCAAACCAAGGATACTTCATCTCTTTATGTTCAAATACACCGTTCTCAACGAGCAACCAACCAAATCCAGTGTAGTCAACTGTGAAAGGCTTGCGACGACGAGAGATAGATTCAATAGTTTCATGATTCATGACCCCACCATTCTTGGCAAAGTCCTCTTCTTCTAACCAATGTGCCACTGAAGTGGTCTTTCCATCCTCTGTGCAGTACCAACCGCCTGCAATCTGCTTCTGCATCCAAACCAAACGGTAGAACTTCTCTGTATCAAAGACGATATCAGAGTCAATCCAAAGTTGCCAGTCGTACTTGAGTTTACCATCCCAAGGAATCTGGTCAGGTCCACGCAATACGTTTGCACCTAGGCATTTGCAACGTGCAAAGTTAACCATAGATGAGTAGTCTTGACTGATCTGAATAGAAGAACCATTCTGAACTAGATCAAAACAAAGTTGAACGAAATTCTTGAGGAAGATATATGACACGCCTCTGCCTGGTAGACAGAATACGATCGCTTTTCCTTTTGCTAATGCTTTCGCTTCCTCAAGATTAAAATCATCCTCAACTTTCTTAGTCTTGGGAGCGTTTGCTTTTACTGTAAATCCTTTTGCCATAACTTATTGTCAGTACATAGTAAGTATACCACGGTCAAATCAATTTGTCCATAGTGTTATATTATATAGTCACCAAATTAAAGAAACTCCTGACTGTTACAGGGACCTAAAGGCATTTGCTGATCATAGGCTCCTCCGTAAACCATACTGTTGATTGCGATGTCACCAGCAACGGATATTCTCTTTTCATCTGTTAACCAATGGGGGTAAACCGCATGATAGCAGTCACTTGGGAAGAGTAATAGATGTCCTTCGTTGTATTGTTTTTCTAACTTCCAGTTGACCTTACGAGTCCTACCTACAATATCAGTATAGGTAAGTATAAAGTCCCCCGCTTCTGGGTGCATAGTATGTGGAACATGTTGTTCCTCTTGTGAATGGTGAGGTATCTTCAACCATGCTACAAAAGAAAACACTGCATCATGATTATGCAATGCTTGGTATTCTCCCTTTCCTGTTCGATTCACCCAGAACTTCTGAAAGGTAAGTTCATGTATATGAGTTGTTTTGAGTTTCTCAGGAAACCCCCACTCTTCAATATACTCTTTTACTGCTTCGTTTAAAACTTCTTTCTGAAAGCGATTACCATCATCTATAAGCATCCACTGTTGATGTGATTGCTTTGGTTCATACTTCTCGATGAGTGCGTAGAGAAAATCAGTATGACTCTTATCTAAAGTAACATCCAGAAACCCATAGTTGGGCGGATTAATCTTTTTGATCTTCATTCTTAATCACTCGTATCTCTTCATGACGAAGAGCATCATCAGGATAGTGTTTAAAATATTCTGTTAAGTAATCCAGTTTATGTTTAATGTCACCTTCGGGAATATTTCTCATAATCTGAGAGTCCCCGATATACACATTATAAGTATTCATCTTCCCATTCAGCAAGCATATCCTCTAAGTCTTTGCGAATGTCTGGATGATACAATAAATGTGTGTCGTGTTCTAAACGGAACTGAATCGCTTCGTAGATGTACTCTAATGCTTTGGCATCCAATTCGACATTCATTTCGTAAGTTTGTTTCATTAAGTTATCTATACATTATAATTTTTCACGATACCGTCTACGACCAGTGACTACCTTCTCCATTTGGTTATCACTATAGCGTGTCGTATAATATCCCTTACTTGCTAAGAGTTTCGCAGAGTCGTCCAACGCGGTAATTTTTTGAACCATAACGATTGTAAATAACTGATCTACCTTCGTAAGTAACCATAAATCCAAACCCTTACAGTTCAAGAAAGTATTCAGAGCATCAACGCCGCCGCCCATACTATCTGGAGTAATATGATTCGCGTTACTATGTGCAGCAACAATCACTACATCATGACTGCCATCAAACTTGTCACACTCCTCTGACACAACTTCCCAGAAGTCATATGCAGAGAAATAGTCATATACCTTTCTAAACTTGAGACGATTCTCATCTCTCGCTTTCTTTGCAAAGGGACAACGAGGTCCCTTATAGTCAGGACTAATTGGATCAGGCTCCTGTAGATGAGCAATCCAATCATTCGTAAAGTCTTCCAAGTCATCAAGCGGGTGCATTAAAAAGAACACTCCTCTTGAGACATATCTCCTGTAATGACAGAATAAGACAAACTATCTGTATGATAAGACTTATAGATCCTGCCCCATATGACATCAAACTCCTCTTGATCTAGATCCTTAAACAATACCTTACCATCGTAGTATATGTGATATGTATAGTGATTATTCATCTTTCTTCACCAAGGTAAACGAACCATCATTATTATCTATCCACTCCAACATATCTCCCTCTTTCCATCCAGTCTCTTCAAGAAGTTCATCGGGGAGATTTAGAATGCCATTCTCATCAACTGTTAAATTATACTTCATATTCAATCAAAGGAGATTCCTTCTTCATCGGGGAGATTATGTAGTTTAGTTTCAACCCAATGCTCCTTGTTATCAATCTTAGCTGCTTCTACATATCGCATGATATGTACATCCACTTGCTTATAGACATCATGTAAGTCAATATCCATCCGAATGTCATGTGCAATCTCTGCTACCTGCTTCTCTGTCAAACAATGATCTGGATGAAGAAGGTCACAACAGGGGATACGCTTCTCAATTAACTGATTAATGTTAATACGAATTTCGTAATCGTTGTATACGGCCATAGTACATGTGTTGTTCTCTTATAGTATAACATGACCTCTGCCATTAGTCAACCTATGGGGGCATTTTTATATACTGGAATTTTTTTAAATACGAATAATATATAGCTCTCGATTCTGGCTCGTTGTAGGTTAGGGACTTATCGGTTTTTATAACCCGCTAATAATATAAAGAAAACCCTGGCATAACTGCCAGCAGGCTGGGGGTCTCCCCCTAGACTGCCTTTGCTGCTTTGTTACCTGTGCCGATGCTCGCAGCGTGTGTTGCCATGCCAGCGTGCATAAAACTGCCTTTGGGTGCTGCATTGCTCCAAGCACGCCTAGCGGCAGTGGCACCAGCGTTAGAGCGCTTGAGCACTGTATATGTAATTACTCTGCCAGTGCTGGTCTTTAAGCGGGTCTGCTGTTTGATGTTGTTTGCCATGTGTGTTTGTGAGTTGGTCCTATTGTACATTAAAAAAGGGAGGCCTTTCAGCCCCCGTGTGTCACTTCTTTAAGCGACTGCCAACTCGAATCCATCGACGAAATCAGAAGTAGCACCGTTATTCATCACGAACCAGGACCAGTTCTTTTGAAACACGCCATTCTTTGTGCCGTCTGTGAACTCATTAATAAGAGCGTTTAGGCGTGATTTAGTTGTATTAGACTGCCAACCGCCATCGAAGAGAGTTAGCGTATCCATAGTGATTGTAGCAATATGATTGCCATGTAGTTTGACGATTGCCTCCATTTGGTTTGTAGCGGAGTTGAAAGCATTCTCTACAGTAGTGTTTGAAGAGCGGAAGTCTTGGCGTGAACGGATTGCGGTGTTCATTTGAGTTTCGATCTTACGCATGATTGTTTGTTTGTTTGTTATGTACTTATTATAATGCCTGGCAGGGTCATGTCAGCCAGCCCTGTGCCAGTTCTTCTAGTGGCACACTGAGCGCTTCTGCTTGGTTGACATTCTCTGGCGGTCCTGTATAATGGACCTATGAGAGATTCGGGGTAGGATCTATAAACTATTCGACACTGATGCTGCTCCGCATTAATTGTTACAAAGTGTGTGAGATTGCCTATGGCACAGTTGACTGGCATTGTCTACCCTTATGTGTAGCAATGTGTCCTATGTGTGGTTATGAGGATTTCTGAGCAATCTGGTTGACTTCTGAGTCTTTCCGTGTTATAATGCCCGCTTAGATGTCTATAAGATTCACCATTAATTCGCTTTACTTAGTGATCTCTATACAAAACAGAAGTATATTTAATTAACCTTTTTTAATGATTCTCAAATGATACTTAAAAGAGACAATTAGACCCACTAAGTGTAGCGAAGTCTCTCCTTATAGTTCATCATTTAGTTCATATATCTTTCTCTGAATTTGCTTTAGTTTAGCATAGATACTTCCCTGTCTATTTGCTACTGGTAGAGCATTGTAATTAGCAAGACTTTCTAATACTAACAACTTGATAAGTGCCATTTCCTCATTATCAAATAGAGGGGCACTTAGCATATCGTTTGCTTCATCAAGGGTCATACGATTCAACCTCTATTTCAATAGCATAGTCTGGGAAACTTACATCATCAAAGTTATCATCGAAATCACTTAATCTCTGTATGAATGCTTCACTTGATTCCCTTACAGTTTCTTCCATTGTGAATACTTTATCCATCAGACTGCCTCCTTAGTGTTATACTTACGAATGGCAATTTGTCCCAGATTCTCAACATATACGGTCTTAACTCTCTCTCCGTTCTTATCATTTAACTCCAGCAATTCGTTCCAATTCCAGTTACTTGGCGGAACAC